ATAGTTAGCAGCTGTAAGAAACCACTCTGCTGTGTCATCATTTGGTTTACCAAATACTTTTACTAAATCGTTTTCTGTAGTGATAGAAGTTCTCTCCAATACAGGACCCCATTGAAAACCACCAGCGATAGCACCGATAGATGTGGCAACATTAGGGACTACTGTAGTCAGATCGATTTCTGAGACATTTATGCCAGGACTTACTTGAAACGCCATAATTTTTCTCCTTTACAATAAGTTACATTTTTTATATTGATATATTGTCATCAAATTCATTATTTGTTATTCTACATTTATCCAAGCAGTTCCTTCTGCATCTATTTCATATTCTTTTTGATTTAAGCCATTATTAATAATTCCAAAGGGTGTAGTTAAATCTTCAATCTCACTTAATTGATTTTTATAAAGATTATCTCTGATATTTTGATTAGATAATTCTTTGAAATACTGTTGATCTACCAGCCATCCAAATAAAACCAATGTCATTACTAAATCATCATTTGCCCCTTCTTCTGCAGAAAAAGAATTTGCACTAGAAACAAAGGTTGTTAATTCTGATATAATATCGTAATCTGGTATTAAGAGTTTATTATCTTCTATTAAGGCTTTTAAGTTGGAACAACCTATCTTTTTCACAGATTTTGTTGTTCTTACGCCAAATTGTGAATCTCTTTTACCACTTACAAAACCACTTAGTTGCTGACCATGCCTTCCATACCACGCTGTTGAAAATAAGTTTTCATATTCCAAATCGTGATGAAGAACATCAGAAACCTGTGAACCGATATCATTTACCTCAATAAGAATATAAGCATCATTATACTTCTTACCTATAATATTTATAATATTAGGAAAGACCAGTGGTGCCACAAGATTATTTCTATACTTTGCTACTACTTTATACGGTATTTCTGTAATATCAAAAACTGTAAAAGCGGAATAATCTAGTCCTTGTCCACGAGCTACATCAACTGTTATAATATAAGAATGTGTAGGATTTACTTCTTTAAAAACGTCTACATCACTTTTTTTGTATATTGGATCATTATATGATAATTCTTGTAGTTTTTCGTAAGATATTAGTGTATTGGATGAACCTAAAAACTCTGCTTCATACTCTTGCCTAAATGCATCAGTACCAATTGTTGTTTCAATTTTTTTCTTCCATTTTTGATCACGATTAGGTACATTAGACCAGTGAACTTTAAATGGTGTGAAATCATTTGTTCCATTCTCGGCATCATTCCAATACTTGTAAAACATATTGAAACCATTTGGTGTAGATACAATAATAACTTTTGTTTCTTTACCAGATGAAATAGTTGGATAAACAGAACGGATAAATTCATCTGCTATATGTCTTTGTACATGAGCAAATTCATCCAATAGAATTGTAGAAAAAGAAAAACCACGGATAGCACTTGATGATGTGGAAGAAGCAATAATCTTACTTCCATTTTCAAGTTCTAAACTACCTTTGTTCCATTCTTTCAAACCTTGTTGAAGAAACTTTGGAAGGTGTTGATAGGCTATCTGGATACGACCTAATAATTCTCTTGCTGTTGCAGCTTTATTTGCAAGTATACCAACCGTTTTAGATTGATTGAATAAAACATAATGTAACAACCAACCAAGCGTAGTGGTTGACTTACCAACCTGCCGACCGGTCTTTACAATAACATTTCTGTTGTCGGTTAAGGTGTTTATTAAATCTTTTTGGAAGGGAAAAAGGGTGAAAGGAATTAAGCCTTCGTCAACATGAACAATCTTTACATATTTTTCCAAGAAATATACAATGTCATCACGACAAGCTATAAATTCTTCAATATCTTCTTTTGTAAAATTATGTTGAACATCTGCCTTTTTCAGCAGAGAGTTTCCTAAGTATTGGTCACTCATAAATTACCTATTTCTTTTTAGTCAACAGCTCCTGAAGTTCGGCTGTTGATCCAATAAACAAAGAATTATTAACTGTTGAAGGATCTTTAACCTCTTTTTCAATTTCTTTTTTTGTTTTCTGTAAAACAAGAAGTTCTTTAGTTGTATTTGTTAAACCATTTATCAATTGTCCAAGTACTTCAAAAGACCTTGGACTTTCATCTGCCTTAGCAATAGATAAAAGTTCGTCTAATGCATTGTTACCTTTATCAATAAGAGTATGATATTGTTTTTGTGAAAATTCGTATTCTGATGTAAGGTCTTGGGTGTTTACTTCCACGTCTGGGGATAATGGTTTTTCTTTTTTAACTAACTCCCCTGTGATGTCGAGGACTTTGTTCAATTTTTCTACTGTAGTTTGCTTCATTATTCACCTTATTATAAATCAGTAATTGTTTCAGTGAACCCGAATGTATCATCCGCATCAGCTGTTGTTGGGTCTGGTTTAATATCAATATTCACATCTTTCTTATCATTCATATTAGCACCCAAATTAACATCAACTTCACGTATAACTCCTTGATCAGTTGTTCTACCATATATATAACCCTTAACAGTAAAAGTCAAAGTATGTATCAAAGCTCGTCTTGTTAAAAAATCACCTTCATAAGTATCTTCTGTCGTAACACCAGTTAATATAATTGGAATATCTCGTTTAACTCCCATTGTAGACATTTCATTCATAGTGACTTGAAATTCTGGTGTAAAGTATGGAAGTATTTGTTCCAGAATTTGTGTTCCATCATCACTATATTTTACCATAATACTTAAAGTAATATTAAAATTATATGGAACAGGATTGTAAATTGTATTTAAATCTGTCGTACTTCCAGTTTTTACTTTTTTTAATTTCTTTGTGGTTTGTAATTTTCTTACAGGGTCATAAGAATAATCAGTAATTTCAAATGACATTCTTGGTAATGTTACTGTATCTTGTTGGTTGAGTTTACTTAGAAACTTTTCGGCGGGCCCATAAGCAATAGGAACTTTAAATTCACGCTCAGTTGTTCCATCAGACTTCAATCGTTTTACAGAAATATCATTGAATACTGTTCCAAACAATACTACAATATTTCTTATATTTTTATTATATGAATGATAACCAAACATTATAAGTCTCCTTCACTCCACGGATCCATTTCAGAAAAGTCTAATATGTTATCACCATCTGTTTCCAAAATCTTATTATCAGCATATGGAACTGTTGGTAACAATTGATCATCTGTTGCAGCTGATTGTGACCATACTGCACCACTTGTATTACCAGTAATATTTGTATTTATTGCAAATGTTCCAACAATATTATTAACTCTTAGTGTTCTAGTACTGGATGTCCATGATGCAACTATTGCTGTACTAGTTGCTGTTGTTAGTGTTGCCCCTTGATATACTACTTCATCTATAGCATATGTTCCTGATCCACCAGTAGCCAATACTAAATCTACAGCATATGCATTATTTCTTTCAACTTTATCAACATCAGTACCAGCATCAATTTTTTCTTCACCGTATTGGAATACTTCACAAGTTAATTCAAAAACATAATTCTTTCCAATTTGGTAAAACGGTTGTTCATCTTCAACAAACTTAATTTCAAATGTACCTTTTGAATGTGGAAAATATATTAAATCACCCTCAAGTGGCTTAGCCATATCTGTTGCAAACGTAAAAGATTCTGCGTGAACAACTAAAATAAGTTCATCACGAATATCTAAACCAAACTTAGAAATAGCATCATCCGGTCCACCAAAATTATCACTAGACTTAATATACATTTCAATTTGATACGCATTACTAAATTTAGACAAAACATCTTCATTAATTACTAAATCTTCTTTGACAAGAGTTCTCGGCAAATACATTACATCTATACCAGCCTGTTGAATCACTTCTCGATTAATTTCATTCAGTAAGTTCTGATCTGCTAATGCGTTTTGGAAGTATATATTTGAGGCCATAAATTACCCTATATATCCATCAGGTGGAAGTTCATATTTCATACTCATTTCTTCTTCAATCTTTATAATTTCTTCAGTTGCTTCAGAAAAAATAGTCTGGCCGTCAAGTGAAATACCACCAGGCAAAGTAACACCGGTAAATTTCTTTAAGTTACTTCCCCATTGTTGTTTGATTAATGCTGTCGCATATTTCTTTAAGAACATATCATTATATACTTCTGTATATGTAGTAGGATCAAGGGCTCTATATGCTTCTATGATAAGTATAGTTCCTACTGAAAATTTATTAGACCAATCTGTTTCCAAATACATTTTATTTTGTTTTCTATTAAATAATAATGTAGGCTGAATAGAAAACAAATGTTCCACTAATGAAAAATTAGTTTGAGACATAGCCCAATTAATCATTGTAGAACTTCGGAAATTCTCCAAATCATTTAACCGTAACTGATATTCTTCATTAAAGAACCCAGTTTGAAAAGCATTAAAATTTGGAATAGGTAACACACGCAAAACACTAACAACTGGATCAACAACATCTATATACTCGTTATCAATATCCGTCTGTGTTATTGTATGTTTTAGAAAAACTTTCTCTACACCGTCAAAGTGATACTCTTGAAAAAATTCAATAGCATCATCAATACGATCAGAAACTTGTTCGTCATCAACATTAATTTCTGTTACTGGCGCACCAAGCCTTCTTAAACAGTAATCAATAAGTCCTTGTCTAGTAGTTATAGCCATATGATTTTATCCTAATGCAACAGCCATTACAATTGCTTTGGCAGTTGCTGTGGCTTCTGTTATACCACCAGCACTGGCAACTTCAACAATAGTATTGCTAGAATTTCTAATATAAACTTTTTGATCTGCTGTATTAACTGCCATTTCACCGACAGCTAAATCACTCGTAGTTGGTACTGATAATGCTGTTTCACTTTTCTTTGGTTTTATTACTGTTGCCATCTACTTTATCCTCTTCTTGTAAAACCTTTGCTTCTTCTTGTAAAGTAAGTAACTTCGCTTCCAATTGAATATTCAATGCCACACTATCATTCAATTTTGTTTGTAAAACATTAATCAATTGTTGTGCATACTTTAAGTCTTTTTCCATCTTTTCCATAATTTACTCCATTATAAGTTATTATAAAAATTAGAAGTTTCCACCGTCTACTACATTTGTCCAAGCAGGTGTTCCTGCATTACTATAAAGAAAATATCCAGTTGTTCCAGCGGCAGTGTTTTGAACTGCACCAGTACCATTACCATAAAGAATACCATTAGAGGTAAATGTTGAAGCACCAGTTCCACCAAATCCAACTGTTAATTGTGCTGGTGTTGACCAAGTACCACTAGTAACAATTCCAACACCAGTTGAACTTGAAGTATCTAAACCAGTTCCACCATACGTTGCACTAATGGCTGTTCCATTCCAAGTACCTGTTGTAATAGTTCCGAGAGTTGTTAAAGCAGTCTGTCCAGTCCATGTGGTATCAATAACAACATTATCAGTTGTAATAGTAATACCTGTTCCTGTATTAACAGAAAGTGTATTAGAACTTTTAGTTAAACCATCTCCTGCTGTAATTTGACCCGCACCTGAAAATTGTGAAAATACAATTGGGGTTGTTCCAAAAGTAATTGAGGTATCTTGAGTCATTACATAACCATTGTCTGCATTTGCAGAACCTTTTTCAACAAAGAAGAAAACACCAGAACTTAATTCACTAGCAGTATCAGCATCTGTTGTTCTTGTCAATACCCAATTAGTAGAACCATTACCAACTGTCGTAACTTCATAAATACCATTTTGTGCAGTAGATGTTTGGTCTTTTACCAATACTCTTTGATTTGCTGTAAGTGTTATATTATCAATTGCAATTGCGGCTTGTGAACCAGAATTTGTTAGTGTAGCACCAACACCCGCGGGTGTTCCATTACTATATGTAGCAGAAAGATTTGCTGTTGTTGCTACAACCGTCGAATCCTTTACTTCTAAACCTGATCGAGTATTATCAACATAAGTTTTTACTGCCAGTGCTGATGCAAGTGTAGTATGTGTTCCAGCAACACTTGATATATCAGTATCAATAGCTGTTATACCATCTAACAGATTTAACTCTGCCGCTGTTGATGTTACTTGTGTTGCAGAACCAGAAGCACCAATATAAAAATTAGTTAATTTAACAGTATCAATATGTGAATTACTATCTAATACAACTGCTTTACTTGCCTGTGCTGAACCAGCTGTTGTTACATCTACATAATTCAACTTAGCAGTTGTTGCAGTAACACCATCAAGTAAATTAAGTTCTGCTGTAGTTGCAGTAACACCATCAAGTAAATTAAGTTCTGTTGCTGTTGAAGTAACCAATGTTTCAGAACCGGAAGAACCTATTGATAATGCAGCTGTTTTAACAGCATCAATATGTGAATTTGCATCTAATACAACTGCTTTACTTGCAGTTGCTGTTCCCGGTGTTACATCTACATATTGCAATTCAGTTTGTGATGAACTCAGACCAGCAAGCTTATTAATTTCAGCAGCTGTTGCTGTTACTGCTGTTGCAGAACCTGAAGAACCAAGATGTAATGCAGTTGTTT